CGGTGAGCCCGCCGTCCTCGGCCTCGACGCGGGCCAGTTCGCCGAGCGTTAGCGCGGCGTCGAGGAAGTCGAAGGCGTGGCCGACGAGACCCGAGCGCGGCTGGTGCGTGTGCTTGCACAGGAGGTCCAGGCGCTCGAAGCGGTCCGGCTTGGGGTGCCACATGACTGCGGGTCGGGAGGGCATGGAGGGAACGCTAAGCCCGCCACGGCGGCAAGGCACATCGCAAAATCACGCCGATGCCCGAATGGTCGTTGGCGACCCTTCGTCAGGGGACCAGCGGGGCGATCAACGTCCCGGAGAAGAGCACCAGGCCGCTGCCGTGAAGCTCGGCGATCATCCTCGGGCTCACCGCTGCGGCGCGGCGCTCCACGCGCAGCGAATCGGGCAGATAATCGGAGGTCCCGACGAGTTCGCCGGGCTCCAGCGCGGCGAGCCACTGCGCGGCGGCGCAGGTCGCGCGACGCAACGCCTCGCGGGCGTAGACCGGCAGGGTTGCTGGGTCGAAGCGGCGGCCGGTGGAGAGGATCGTCCAGCCGACGCAGTAGCGGTCCACCTCGCGCTCGGCCTCCCGCAGCAGCGCGTCCAAGCCCCCGTCATCGGTCGGCAGTGTGCGGTCCACGTCACGCCCCCCGACGTAGGCCCGTAGGTCGTCCGGTGCCGCGTAGACCGCCATCAGCGGCCCCGTTCGATGCGAACGGCCCAGCGGCGCACCAGCGGCCCCAGGAGGCGCTCCAGATCGGCCTCAACCCAGGCAGCAGCGTTGATAAGCATGAAAATTCCCCTAGTTCCGGGATGCTCGATTTCGTGGACGAAGACGCGCTGGCCGGACGCCGGGTCGGTGAACGACTGACCGCCCTCGATGACGTGCGGGTCAGTGCCGTACTCGATCAGGTGCGCGATGGGGCTCTCGTTGAAGACGGTCGCCTCGTAGACGACGAGGGCGTCCTGGACGCCGACGCGGACGGGCGTCACCTCCCATTGCGACGCCAGTTCGCCGCTGTCCTTCGGCGTGAACTCGCGGGCGAGGTCGCGCATCCGCTCCGCCGCCGCTTCGGCCAACTCGTAGACCAGGTCGCGCGTGGCGTTTTGTGCTCGTTCTCCGAAAAGGCCGGTGAGGGTTCGGCCGCTCGTCCACTCAAGCGGCATGGCCGAGTACCTCCACGTCGCCCATCCAAACCAGGCGGGCGGCGTCGGCGGGGGTGACTTCCAGAACGTCGCCGCACGTCCAGCAGGTCCCGTGTCGCCACAGCGTCACGCCCTCCGCGACACGGACCAGGACGGCAGGCAACGAGACGGTGCGGGCCATCAGCGGCTCCTCTTGCGCTCGGGCAGGGCGGCGTAGGAGGCCACGAAGCTGCGGGCAGCCGGGCCGAGCTTGGCGAACAGAAGCCGGGCCTGCGCCCTGCTCTGCGCGGTGTTGCGGCGCGACAGGCCGCGACGGTGGCCGTCGGCGACCCTTACGCTCCCCCGCCGACTGACGGCAGCGGGGGAGCGGGCGGGCGCGCCAGGCGACACGGCAGCCACCGCAGGTCGTCCTGACTTGCGCTGACGGGTGACCACCGGCAGCGCCTTCGTCGTGCGGCCCTTGGCCCCAGGAGGCGGGCTGTAACCGTCACGTTTTGAGCGGCGCGGCAGGCCCGGCAGCCCGACCGGCGCGCGCACGCCTGGGGTCCGGGCCTGCGACGCCGCACCGGCCACGCTCACCGCGACGGCCGCGCGCTGCGTGGCGCTGCGAGGAGGCGGCGCGGTCGAGCCGCGCGGCGGGGAGACCGGGCGAGCAGCAGGCATTACGGGGCAGGAGTGATGCCGTCGAGGCGGACGCACGCGACCGGGTTTGGCACGATCACGTCCACGCGCATCTTGGCCCTGAACTCGCTCTGGTCAGAGTCGAAGAGCCGACTTCGGTCTAGCTCGATGAGGGAGTCCTGGCGTCGCACCACGACGATTTCGGCGGGCGCGTAGATGTAGGCGCTGCTCGCGTTGGTCGCGGTGCCCTTCGTCTCCGTGGTCGAGAGCTGCGTCGTGGTGAAGAACGGCGGCAGTCCGACGGGCGCGCCCAGTTGCAGGTTCGATGTGCTCGTCTCCCGCAGGAGTTCCAGCCCCAGCAGCACGTTCGGGTGCGCGACGATCGCGAACGGGCCGGGCACATTCGCGGCGCGCAACATTGCCACCGCCCGGATGAACGGGTCGTAGGACGTGAGCGCAGCGCCGTTGGTTCCCATGCTCAAGCTCTGGATGCCGGACACGTACTTGAGGCCGCGAACGGTGTTCGCGTCGGCGGCCGGGTTGCCCTCGAAGCTGGAGAGGTCGAACTTGAGCGCGAGTCGCTGGGCCAAGTGCGCGTTGAGCACATTGACGATGCTCGGCTCCGAATCGTCGATGACCTCGTTACTGACGATCGTTCGGTGAGCGAGCTTCTTCGGGACGGCCTCCAACGTGCCGAACGCCGGGTCGCCCGCCGGGATGACCTGCGCCTCGGCGACCCACCCCGGGATCACCCCAGACGTGATTCTCGGCCAGGCCACGCGCTCGGAGTCGGTCTCGATCACGCGGGCACCGGAGGCCAGCAGAGCGCTCTGCGGGACCAGCATGTCCCACAGGAACGTGCTCATCTCCGGCGGGGTGATCGGCCGCGCCGAGTTCGTCGCGGTCGTCAACGCGCGGGTCTCGCCGCGCTGCACGGAGCGAATCGAGTCCAGCACGCGCTCCTCGACGGTTGGCTCTGCGGTTGGACCGTTGACGGCGGCGCGGTCCTCTACGCGGAGGCCGCCGCCGCCTTCGTTCTCTTCGGGCACGGTGGCCTCCTGCTGGTTGGGGGTGGGGCGGGTGCGAAGCTCGACCGACGCGGCCGGGTACGCGCCGAACGTCGCGACGGTTACGTCTTGAAGCTCGGCGACGGTCTGCACCGTGCGCTCAGAGCCCGACCACGACTCCTCGCCGACACGGAAGCGGAAGCTTGCGCCGTCAATGTCGCCGCGCCCGACAGCGGTGCGGACGTTCTCGCCGAGCGGCGAGTCGGGCAGGTCAAGCTCGAAGCGCAAGCCGCGCTCATCGTCGGCCAGGCGCAGCGTGCCCGAGCGGGTGCGGCCGAGAACCTGGGAGGCGTCGTGGTTGAGCAGAGCGCGAACGTCGGGCTGACCGGCGAGCACGCCCGAGAACGCGCCGGGCGCGATCGACTCCGTGAAGCCGCCGAGGTCAGCCGACCGTGCGCCGTAGACGGCGGCGTAGCCGTGCAGGGTGCGCCCGCGCGTGTCCACGTCCTGCACGTCCACGTCGATGGTGCGCTGCTCGGGTGCTGCGGGATGGTCAGGCATCGGTGGGTCCTCCGTCGGGGTTCAGTCTCTCCAGGGCTCTTACCTCGTCGCGGCTCATCCAGCCGCGCTCGGAGTCGAGCGCGAGCGCGTAGACCTCCGCCCGGGTCTTGGAGTCCGCGCGCAGCAGCGAACCAACGTTGAACTCCCACCATGCGTCCGGGCCGGGCGTCAGGTCCGGGTGCGCCGAGATGGCCTGCTCGACCACCGTCAGCCACGGCTGGAGGCTGAAGCGCAAAAAGTTCGTGGCCTCCATCTCCGTGGTGCTGTACGTCAGCGAGTTGCCGGACTCCGACGCGATTAGCGAAGGCGGCACCCGGAACAGCCGCGCGACCTCCTGCGTGGACAGCTTGCGCTGCGCCACCAGGTCAGCGTCAGCCGGGGACAGCGACAGCGGGTGGAAGGTCACGTCGCCCGACAGCACCGCGATGCGCCCGCGTTGCGCGGAGCCACGGTGGCGGGCTTCGAAGTCCCCGGCCAGGTTCTCCATCTGGTCCTGCACGCCCGGCCCGCTCCCGCTGACCGACAGCACGCCCTGCGGGAGCGAGCCGTTTCCGTGCAGCGCGGCGGCCGACTGCTCAAGCGCCGTCGCGAGCCCGAGCGCTTGCCTGGCCTGACCGATCGGTGACAGGCCCATCACGCCGTCCATCGACAGGCCCTTGAAGTGCAGTACGTCGCGCGTGGTGTGCGTCGTCATGCGGCCCTGGTCGTCGGTGATCGTGTAGCGCGGCTGGCCGCCTGGGGCGAGGTCAACGCGCACCCGGTCGGGCGACAGCACCGCCAGTTGCGCGAGCGCGCCGCTGGCGTCCCGGAACAGGCCCAGGAAGGCGTTGCCGCGCAGCGCCAAGCTCCCGACCGTCGAGGCGATCAAGTTGCTCTGCGTCGTGGCCGGTGCCGGACGCTGGAGCAGCCGCGACAGCGGGTGGTCTTCGAGCACGTCGCGGCGCGGCCCCGCCCGCCGGTACAGCTTCAACGGCAGGATGCTCGCCGACTCGGCCAGCAGCCGCACGCAGGCCAGCACGTCCACCAACCTGAGGGCCGTGTCGGACGTGACGGGCACCCCCGCGAGCACCGGGGACAACATCAAGCCGGGCACGTCGTTGCGCGTGATCGCCCGGTCCTCGGCGCGCTCCTCGGCGTGCGAACGGCGACGTAGCCACCAGGAACGGCTCGGAGGGGCTTCGACAGTCACCCCTCAAGTGTCCTGCCGCCCTGCGCCGAAGGGCCATGTCGGATACAGGGCGGGCCTTGCCCGCAGATCGCCCGCAACATTCAAGGCGTGACCACCGAGCTGCCATACCGCCCGACCTACCGGGGCCTGCTGACCATGTGCCGCGACCTGGGCGTGGACCTCGCGCCGTTTCAGCGGCGCATCGCCCGCGTCTACTTCGGCGCGGAGCGGGAGGTGGGCGTGTCGCTGGCTCGCGGTCACGCCAAATCGACTCTGGCCGCGCTGATCGCCCTGCACCACGTCCTCTCAACGCCGCAGGCCAGCGCCTACGTCGGCGCGGGCAGCCGCGACCAGGCCCGGATCATTGGCGGCATCCTGCGCCGCTTCGCAGAACACCCGGCGCTGCGACCGCGCCTGACGATGCGCCACGACGAAGTGCGCCTCGGCGACCAGCACGGCCCGACCGCCCTGCGGATCGTCGCCTCCGACGGCGCTCGCGCCCACGGCTGGCCCCGGCCCACCCTGCTCATCGGCGACGAATGCGCGCATTGGAGCGACCGTGAGCCGACGCTGCTCGGCGCGATGACCACCGCCCTCGTCAAGGTCCCCGAGGCGAAACTGCTGCTCGTCAGCACCGCCCCGGCCAAGGAGGACACGCCGTGGGGCCGGGTGCGCCGCCGCGCGCTCGCAGCGCCGGACCTCAAGCGCGAAGGCTCAAGCTGGGAAGCGCACGGCAACGGCCTGGCGTGGATCGAGTGGAGCGTCCCCGACGACCGCGCGGCGACCCTGGACGCGGTGTGCGCCGCGTCGCCCGCGCCGTGGATCACCCGCGAGCTGCTCGCCGAGCAGCAGCACCGCGTAAGCCCCCTCGAATGGCTGCAATACCACGCAAACCTCGCGCACGTAATGAGCGCCATGTGGCTTCCGCGCGGCGCATGGCAAGCCGCCCGCGCCGACTACGACGTGAGCGACGACGAGCCGTTGACGCTCGGCGTGGACATTGGCGGCAGCCGCAGCACCAGCGCTCTGGTCGGCTGCGTCGCCGACGGTGACGGAGTGCGCGTCGCCCTCGTCGAGGTCCACACCGGCGACCAGGCCGTCCTCGCCGTCCAACAGTCCATCCGTGACCTTCACGCGCAGGGCCGCGCCATCGCCCAAGTGATCTACGACCCGATGCGCTTTGAGAGCGAATCTTTGCGCCTAGAACGCGACCTGGGCCTGACAGTTGTCCAATGGTTCCAAACCCAGACGCGCATGACAATCTGCTCAGAGAACCTGCACCGCCTCGTCGTAGACGGCCGCCTGCGCCACTTCGGCCACCCCACCCTCGACGCGCACGTCGCCAACGCAATCGCCACGCCCACACCGCGCGGCTGGCGACTCGTCAAGTCCGGCGAGAGCCAGCACGTCGATGCCGTCATCGCCCTAGCCATGGCCGCCGAGATGGCAGAGAAGCAACCAGAGCCCGTCCGCGTGCTCGGGTGGCTCTAGGGTTTCGCACCGCAAGTGAAGATGGACAGTCCGTCTCTGGAGCGGATGGCTATCGGGGAGGCAGGCGCGGCCTTGGAGGCAGCCCGGCAGATGGCGGAGGGAGCGTCGCTCGAATCGCTTATCCGATAGTCCGTTCTAATGTTGATCTTGCTACTCCTGTTGACGGAAACCATGGCTCGGTGACCTTTAGGGACCGCCTTCGCCACAGCCTTCCGAATGGCGCGAGCCCGTCGCACGCGCTCTGGATACGAGAGACCGGTCTTCGGCAGAGGGGTCACCACGTCCCTTTCAGCAATGTCGCCGGGGGCTTCTGCCAGAGGCTCAGAGGCACTGGCACCGACCGAACTGCACGCCGACACTGTTCCTGGATCGACGGATTCCGACGCGAAACTATCGCAGTAAACCCGGGCATCACTGCCACAGAGCTTGTTCCCGGACGACGTGATGAGGCATGGTCCTGACTCACCGGACGAGCCGACCACCACCCCCCCGCCACCGCAGCCCCCGAGCGCGCCGACGAGCACAAGCAGCCCGGCCAGTACCAATCCTCGATTGATAAGGGGCGAATGCGCCATTGGCCCGAACCTACCTAGCCACGAATTTTTCTGCGCAACCGACCAGCGGGGCGGTCCCATTGTCGCCCCTCAAAGAATCCGGGGGGCGACCCCAGGGCTGGTCCTGTCGGCCGCCGGGGGCCGTCAGGCGCGAGCCCGGGAGTGGCAGGCGCGACAGAGCGGGACGCCCGGGCCGTCTGCTCGTCCGCCCTCGGCGAGCGGGTGCAGGTGGTGGGCCTCGACGTTGCGCGTCGAGCCGCACTGCGCGCACCGCCCGCCGGTCTGCGCCTTGATCTTCTGCGACCAACGCTGCGCCTCCCAACCGCTGCGGCGCGCCGGGTTGCGCGGCTTCGCCCGCCGGTGAGCGACGCAGTACGACCCGCCACCTTGGAACAACGCGCCGCAGCGCAAGCAGGCGCGGCTAGGCACCGCTCGCCCGCACCCGGTCCTCATAGGCCCTCTGGCGGCAAGGGCCAGAGCAGTACCGCGCGCGCCGCTGACGATGCAGGATCGACGCGCCGCACACCAGGCAGTCCGGGAACAGGCGAGGCCCCGCCAGCAGCTCATAGCGACGGCGGCTCACCTCGACCTCCCGGCAATGTCGCGAGCACGCCGCGAAGATCGTGCCGCGCAGGTCGATGACCAGCCGACCGCACGTCACGCACGCCAGTGCCTCGACGCCCTCGGCCGCGTCACCGGCGCACGCGGCGCACTCGGCGAAGCTCCGGGTCCGCCACACCACGGGGTCGGCCATCTCGCCGCACCTCGCGCACGCCAGCGCGACCACCGGACGGTCAGGCATCGGGGATCACCCAAACCTGCTCGCAGCGCTCGCCGTCGCCGACCGGGACATGAGCGACGAGCAGCAGCCCCTCCCGGTCATGCGAGAGGCCCCAGCCGACCTGCTCCTGGCTCATCAGCAGCGAGCCCGGCACGTCGCCCGCGCCCTCGATGTAGTCCGCCCACGGCAGCCGGACGCCCTCGACCAGTTCGATCCATGCCACGCGGCCCTCAAGGACCGTCTCCTGCGGCTCGCCGCCCTCATCGTCCGGCAGCACCAGGACCGTCAGGCGGTCGCCCGGCTTGAGCGTCGTCAAGTGCTCCGCGCGCCAGGGCATCAGAAGTACCCTCGCAAGGGGTCGTCCGGGTCAGCGTCGGGGAAATCGTCGGGGTCATCGAGCAGTCGCTCGATCAGCTCCTTTCGCTCAAGGGCGTCAGCGCGCTTGAGCAGCTTCGCAGCGACGGAGGGGAACGTCCCGGGCTGCATCGCCTTCTCCCGGAGGATCGCCACTTCGTCTGCGTGCTCCTCGACGGGCACGACGACCTCCCCGAAGAGCACCTCAACATCTTGGGGAACATCCTTGGGGGGGAAGTTGCGCGCGCTCGCGCGCGCCCCCTTCTTTCGTCTGCTTCTTTCGTCTACTTCCTCTTCATCTACTTCGGTGGTCACCATGTCCACCTCCCGGTGGACACCATGTCCACCTCGGTGGACTCTCTGACCACCTCCGTGGACTCTCTGACCACCTCGATGGTGGTCAGCGTGACCACCATCTACGACCGTCAGCCGGTCAGCGCGCGCGCCGCGCTCAAGCTCGGCGAGCCGGTCCCACAACGGGTCGAGGTCGTAGTGCAGGACACGATGGCCGCCGTCGCGCTCGATGCGCAGCAGGCCGCGCGTGAGCAGCCCGGTCACGCACCGTTGCACGGACTTCTTCGACAGGCCCGTCATGGACGCGAGCCGGTCCTGGCCGGGCCGGACCTTCGTGTCCGCGTACCAGCGGAAGGAGTGGAGCGCCTGCACCAGGGCAAGCTGACTGGTGGTCAGCCCCACCGCCTGCCGGTGCGTCCACAACGCGGCCGGGACGGCGGTGTACGAGTCGCGCAATTCGGCGGGCAACGCGCTTCTGGCTGACGGCCGTGCGGGCTTGCCGTCGAGGTCGTGGGGTACTGTCCGAGGCGTCTGCATGGAGACCTCCTGAGGGTCTGAGAAGGGACGTTGGGTCGCCTTGTCATTTGGGGGTAGTGGTGCCTCCTGGCATTACGGCTTCACGCTCAATGCGGGGACGACGTCCGTCGGCTTCGGGGCGAGCGCAAGCG